CGTGTTTGCCGTTGTTCCGTGTCAGTGGTGGCGCATTATAGGGAGTTATTCCGGCCTGACAAGAGGAAATTTAAAATAATTTTCTGACCGCGCATTTTTTCAGCAAAACCCCCGTTAATGTGCCATAAAACAAGCAATTTGCCGTTTTTGCAACCGTAATCACACTTCCTGGTGGCATACTAAGGAGGAATAAAAAGAAAAAGGAAGATTAGTAATGCCTTTAAGCGCACAACAGTTAGCTGCACAGAAAAACCTTTCGTATGTTCTGGCTGAGAAGCTGGCGCAACGCATCTTAAAAGGTGAATATGAACCCGGCACCATTTTGCCTGGTGAGATTGAGCTGGGCGAGCAATTTGGAGTGAGTCGTACAGCGGTACGCGAAGCGGTCAAAACGTTAACGGCAAAAGGGATGGTTTTACCGCGACCGCGAATTGGTACCCGGGTCATGCCACAATCAAACTGGAATTTTCTTGATCAGGAATTGCTTACCTGGTGGATGACAGAAGAGAACTTTCATCAGGTCATCGATCACTTTCTGGTTATGCGTATCTGTCTGGAGCCGCAAGCTTGCCTACTGGCTGCAACGGTTGGCACCGCGGAACAGAAGGCGCATCTCAATACGTTAATGGCCGAAATGGCGGCATTAAAAGAGAACTTTCGCCGTGAACGCTGGATCGAAGTCGATATGGCCTGGCATGAGCATATCTATGAAATGAGCGCCAATCCGTTTTTGACCTCATTCGCCTCGCTATTCCATTCGGTTTATCACACTTACTTCACGTCAATTACCAGCGACACAGTGATAAAGCTGGATCTGCACCAGGCGATTGTCGATGCGATTGTCCAAAGCGATGGCGACGCGGCATTTAAAGCTTGTCAGGCGCTGCTACGCTCACCTGATAAGTGACAACCCGATAACAGGACATTGAATGAGCGATAAAAAGAATCGCAGTATGGCGGGTTTGCCGTGGATCGCGGCGATGGCCTTCTTCATGCAGGCACTTGATGCCACTATTCTGAATACCGCCTTACCCGCAATCGCTCATAGCCTTAATCGTTCTCCTCTCGCGATGCAATCAGCCATCATCAGTTATACGCTGACGGTGGCGATGCTTATTCCGGTAAGCGGATGGCTAGCCGATCGCTTCGGTACGCGTCGCATTTTTACCCTTGCCGTGAGTCTGTTCACATTGGGTTCTCTGGCCTGCGCACTTTCTAATTCGCTACCACAGCTGGTTGTCTTCCGGGTTATTCAGGGGATAGGCGGCGCAATGATGATGCCTGTTGCTCGGCTGGCCTTACTGCGCGCTTATCCTCGTAATGAACTTCTTCCAGTATTGAATTTTGTCGCCATGCCGGGTCTGGTGGGGCCAATTTTAGGCCCCGTTCTTGGCGGCGTGCTGGTCACCTGGGCAACCTGGCACTGGATATTTTTAATCAATATCCCCATAGGTATTGCGGGCCTTCTTTACGCGCGCAAACATATGCCCAATTTCACCACCGCACGACGCAGATTCGATATCACTGGCTTTTTGCTGTTTGGCCTCAGCCTTGTTCTCTTCTCAAGCGGAATAGAGCTATTCGGGGAAAAGATTGTCGCCAGCTGGATTGCCTTGACGGTAATTGTCACCAGCATCGGGTTACTGCTTCTCTATATTCTCCATGCGCGACACACGCCAAACCCATTAATTTCATTAGATTTATTTAAAACCCGCACTTTCTCGATCGGTATCGTAGGCAATATTGCAACCCGTCTGGGGACCGGTTGTGTACCGTTCCTTATGCCATTGATGTTACAGGTAGGATTTGGTTATCAGGCGTTTATTGCCGGCTGTATGATGGCACCGACAGCGTTAGGTTCCATTATTGCAAAATCGATGGTTACCCAAGTCTTACGTCGTCTGGGCTATCGCCATACGTTAGTGGGGATCACGGTGATTATTGGGCTAATGATCGCTCAGTTCTCTTTGCAATCACCGGCAATGGCGATATGGATGCTGATCTTGCCGTTGTTTATATTAGGGATGGCTATGTCGACGCAATTTACCGCGATGAATACCATCACACTTGCCGATCTGACCGATGACAACGCCAGCAGCGGTAACAGTGTTCTGGCGGTCACGCAGCAACTGTCGATTAGTTTAGGCGTTGCTGTAAGTGCGGCCGTCCTTCGCGTTTATGAAGGGATGGAAGGCACAACGACTGTCGAACAATTCCACTATACGTTTATCACGATGGGCATTATTACTGTTGCTTCAGCAGCAATGTTCATGCTTCTGAAAACAACCGATGGTAATAATTTGATCAAAAGACAGCGTAAATCTAAGCCGAACCGCGTTCCATCAGAATCGGAGTAAGTTGTAATCGTTGTTGCTGAAGGGTCGGCTGGGTTATCCGATGGATGAGTACATCAATCGCCAGCTCCCCCAGTTCATCTTTCGGTTGGTGGATAGTGGTTAATGGTGGCGTCATAAAGCTTGCCAGTTCGATATCGTCATAGCCAATCACCGCGATATCCTGCGGAACCTGTAACTCTGCCTGATACGGTAAACCGGCAAGCACCGACTTCTTCAACAAAAAAGTGACAACCTCAACCGACATGGCAGTGAGATCTGCCGGGTCCATCTCTGCAATTTCCTGTGCAGTCAGTGCCGGACTGGAGATGCGGGGGATCACGGTCATCATCGCGTTTACATCCATATCCATAATGGCCTGCAGGCGTGTACCGCGCAGCGCACCGGACTGCGGTTTACGCAGCACAATTTCGGTGATTTCTGTTTTACCGCGCTTGATGGGGGTATCCAGTTGAATGGTCTTTTCAGTCTGCTTATCGCTCATTTTGCTGTCCTGTCAATTGGGTTCTGGCGCGGTATCCCGCGCCGTTCAGATATATCAGAGGCCGAGGGCGTTGCGGTGCGCTTCCATCAGGTCCACACCGTCCACAATTTCCACCATGTTGATAAGGTCCACTTCATAGAGCACCTCACCATTGATGGTCAGCTTCGCGTAGCTGTTGGTACTGGTCACTTTGGTGGTGTTGCTTTCGCCCGTCTTCCACTCGCCGGAATCCACTTCTTTGTGACGTCCACGCACGACAAGCTCCACGGCCTGCACTTCCCCGGTATCGTCACGCTGAATAGAGCCGGTAAAGCGCAGCTGGATGCCATCCACCGTGGCTTTACCCATCTGTTTAAACAGCAGCAATTCAGTACCACCAATGGAAAATTCTGTGTCCAGCGCACTGTCATCAAGCCCCAGATCCACATCCACCGCACCCGGCATTCCGCCGCCGCGATACTTCTCATATTTGCGGGTAAATTTCGGCAGCGTCAGCGACTCAACGATCCCCTGCCAGTTGTTCCCGTCGTTAAACAGGTTCAGGTGTTTTAATTTGCGTGGTAATGCCATGTTGTCCCCTTACGCGCTGACCTGGCTGGCGAAATTCACCAGGTACTGATCGGTGATGCGCTGACGCAGCATCAGGTTTTCAAGTGGCGGCACTGGCGTGTAGTCGTAGTCGATGGTGAGTTTTCCGGCTTTCAGCGTGTCTTTGTCGTTCACCGACTCATCCAGCCAGCAATCACCACCAATGAGATAGCCCTGACTGACCAGGCTGCGCATTTTGGCGCGGATACCTTCGATAATGTCGCGGGCCAGCGACGGGTTAAGCGGTTTATCCACCGCCCACATGTGTGCTTCTGCCATCGTGTCCATCAGCACCTGCGCCGTGCGGGTGTAGTTTTCGAAGGCAAAGAGCGGGTCATCACTCAGGCAGCGGGAACCCCAGAAGCGGAAACCGTCTTTACGCACAAGCGTGGTGACGTCGTTCTGGTTCAGCAGACCTGCATCGGTTGCCGGGTCCTGCAGATCCCAGAACACATCTGCAGAAATTCCGGTGACACCGTTCACGCCCACGTTGGACAGGCTTTTGTGCCATCCGGTCTGCTCGTCAATTTTGGCGCGCAGACCAAGCGCACGGGCGGTGGCATATGCCGTTGCTTCGGCATTCAGCACCGTGTCCCAACCAGTAAAGTCAGGCCAGATCAGCATCCCTTCGCGCTGGCTGAAGTTTTCGCGGTAAGTGATCGCCTCCTGCACTGTCTTGCAGCCATACGCTGACAGGTAAGCAAATCCACGCAGGCGTTGCGCCACGCTCAGCAACTCAGTAGCTACCGCCTTGGTGTCGTGGCCTGGCACGCCGAGAATGCGCGGTTTAACGCCGAGCTGTGACTGGGCAGATAACAGGGCTTTCATACCTGTTTTTTTACCTTCAGCAGTCACTGCGCCGATGATATTGGTCGTGGTTTCGTCTTCCGTTTCACCCTGCGGCACACGCACAACAATGGTCACGGGTTTTGCCTGGTCAGCGATGGCATCCAGCGAACGGGCCAGAGTACCTGACTCACCCGCTTTACCGCTGGCAGTCAGCACATCAGTGATCAGCACGGGTTTATTAAGAGGAAACATTTTTGCATCGGCATCATCGCCCGTGCAGACCATACCCACGATGGCGGTGCTCACCGTGGTAATAGATCGGGTGCCTTCGTTGACTTCAACAACGCGCACCCCGTGGTGGTAATCCTGAGCCATAGTGGCGAACCTCCTGATTGGATTAGGCTTCGCCCTATGTTGAAGTGATTGTGCCTGACAAACAGCTAAGCGCAGTTGTGTCGTTATTCACACAAAATAACGGTATTTGTCTGCTTGCAGGGATAATCAACATAATGCTGATTCAGGGGGAGGCACTGTTGCAAATAGTCGGTGGTGATAAACTTATCATCCCCTTTTGCTGATGGAGCTGCACATGAACCCATTCAAAGGCCGGCATTTTCAGCGTG